TAAAGTTTGTTAAATTCTCATGACTCCCATAGGGGATTAAGGGTGAAGCGACACCCTCAAATTAATCCCTTGTCTTTTAAGACTTTAACAACAACGCCCTCTATTTCTGATTCGTCAGGGATAGGGGGTCTTTTTTCGTTCCTCAAAACCATTTCCTTCCTAATTGAGTTATAGATGATTTCTACGGTGTCACCGTCATATAAATCCATTTCTTCAAGTATCTCCTTAGGTAAAATCAATCCTGTAGAGTTACCTATCTTTCTAAGTTTTCGTTTCATCGTTTCACCTCTACCTGACAGTATACCACAAACCCCTTGTCCTAAATCGGTCACAGTTTGCAAGTACCTAATTGTAAAACAACTTACAGGAGGTACTTACAATGAAAGTAGAAGAATTAGTATATGGATATAAAGGAAATGAAACTTATTTAACGTTATATCTCAGCAAAGTTAGTGTTGAGGACTTAAAAACATTACAGCACCGGGCAGGTGTCTACATGATTTATAGTAAAGAGGATGAATTAATGTATGTAGGGGAGACAACAAGTATTCCAAGACGAATGGCTAATCACTTATCTCCTAATCACAGTAAAAAAGAAATTACAAAAGAATCAGTTGGGTATATTCTCTATGCTTATTTAAAATGTGACAGATATGAACGAAGTATTATTGAGGGGTTGTTAGTTCATAAGTATCAACCAGCTTTAAACTGTAATGATGAAATGAGGGGTGACGCATCCTCTAAAGTGGACAAAGCCGTTCAATATGACGCACTATACTACGCTAGAAATACTGATATTAGGTCGTTCGTTATTGCAAGGGCGTTAAACGTTGACAATGAATATATCAATAGCATTCGTAACTATGGTTGTTTTAACCATTCAGAACTACCTAACAACTACATCCCTAAAGTAATCATTACACAAGAATTTATTGATAATGCTGTTATTTCAAGAGAACCTATAAACCAAACGGTATTCAATCAAATTCGAGAATTGATTGAAGAAGGTTCTATGAAGAAAGTTGAGATCGCACGAAAGTTCGGGATTTCCCCAGCTTCTATGACACGTATGTACCATTTGGACACTAATAAGTATCGAAAGTGGGAGGAACAACGAACAGGAAAGGCGGTAGCTTAATGACAAGAGAAGAAAAAGTGAAACGTCTCATTGACTTAATTGAACAAGTGGAGGGTGTAAAAGTTGCACCTGACCACTTTGTTAACATGTCTGACGAACAGTTAGAAGAGGAAATCGAATGGTATGACTACTTAATGACTAAATAATTTCACGTACCGTACCTTTAATAAAAAGGTGCGGTTTTTCTTTGTCTCAAAATAGGTTTGACATGCAAGTACCTAAGTGAAGTTCACTTTTGGAGGTATTTGTATGTATACATTAAATTCATTTTTTGCTGGTGCAGGTGGTTTTGATTTAGGATTCTTACAAGCTGGTTTTAAAATAGTTGGGGCTTATGAGTGGGATTCCTTTGCTGTAGAAAGCTACAAAGCAAACATTGATCCAGGGATTGAAGTTACAGATGTTAATGAATTAACTGGTGCGGATTTAAAGAAAGCTGACGTTTGGACATTCGGCTTCCCATGTCAGGATTTATCTAATAATGGGTGTAAAACTGGTATTATAGATGGTTACCGTTCTAGGACATTCTTTGAGATTATGAGATTACTGGACGAGGTAGAAGAAAAGCCATCTATCTTATTAGCTGAGAACGTCAGAGGATTAAAGAAGTATCTTCATATATTAGAAGAAGAGTATGATAAGGCTGGCTATAAAATGTACTACACTCTTTACAATAGTAAATGGTGGGGTGTGCCACAAAGCCGTGACAGATATTTTGTGATTGGTGTTAGAAAAGATATTGCTAGTACATTCCAGTTCCCTGAGGAACAGCATGACTTTGTACCAGTTCTATATGATTTCCTAGAAGATGATAATAGTGTACCTGTCAATTTATATATGGAACGTCCTTTAAATTACATTGAGTTAGGCATGGAGGGCGAGGCTATTATGATTCGTGAAGCGGTCAAGAAAGGCTATAACCTAGCTAATATTGGCGACACGGTAAATATCACGTATCCGAATAGTAAAACGAGACGTGGACGTATTGGAAAGCAAATCTCACAAACTCTTTCTACTGGACTAGAACATGTAATCATAACTAAGGATATGAGGGCAAGACGATTTACACCGAGAGAGTACGCACGATTACAGGGATTCCCTGAATCATATAAACAAGTAGTCTCAAATACTCAGTTCTATAAACAACTAGGTAACGCAGTCACAGTACCAGTAGCTTTCGCTATAGCGGTACAAATAAAACAATTCTTAGCCAACTCTTAACAGGGTTGGTTTTTCTTTTGTCCTAATTTTGCCACCAATTGCAAGTACCTAATTGTAACAACAATACAAGGAGGTATTTACATGATAGGACATAGAAGAGTACGAGTTTATGAGGACAACGGGCAAATGAAGGAAACGGATGTTTACTTGCCAAACATTAAGGACATTGTAGGATTCCTGAATGGTACATGGAACTTTAGTATGTTTGATGATTGTTTCGAGGGCAAATCTAAACTAGGTGACATTGACGCTTCAATAGAGTTACACGGTCACACTTTAGTAATTGAATTTAAACGAGATCGTACAGCACTTACTACTGGTCAAATTGTAAAAGCTATCCGACAAGCAAAGCATAGCAATATCACTACTGTATTTGTATTCGGTCATACGAACCGACCTGAGGAATACTTAGTTTTCTCACCTAACAACTTACAAGGTAGCGGTATTAAAAAGTGTGACACTATCACTCTTAGCAAAGTATTTAAGAATTGGAATGATTGGGCTTGCAAGAACTCATTAACAAGTCGTCATGACAATGATTGGACTATTGCCAAACGATACCTAAATGCTGTTGGTGGAGGGAAGAAATAATGAATACAGTACGTGAAATTATAGAGGCTAAATTAGAAAACGGTGTTCAGACATTTTCGGCACAAGAAGTGGCACATCTTTTAAATCAGATTCGAGTAAATGAAGAAGGACTTAAAACATTAAACGCCACACGTCGTAAGCGTGATGAACTGAAAGCTAAATTAGAAGGCTTGTTATCAGCACATAAGGAACTAAAGAAATGAGAATAGATTGGTTGTTCGTTGGACTATGGACAGGCTTAATTATTACACTTACTCTTTTGTTCTTATGCTGTTATGCATTATATCAGGAATCAGAAGAGTGCCACAATAGAGGCGGTAAGATGGTTGAAACAGGTGATACCTCAACAATCATTACTTATGTAAACAATATGCCAATTATATCAACATATGAAGAAACGGAGTGTACAAGATAATGAAATTAAAATACACACAAGTACAAATTGTTAAACATGCGTTACAGCATTATATCGAACGTCCTGAGGCTACTGATAAGGACTTAGTGAAAGAAAAGAACTTACTAGCTAAATTCACAAAAGAAGCTGAGGAAATGAAAACTAAATACGAAATCAATTAGGCGTGGGGGAAACCTCACGTCTTTCTTTTTGTACCTGTATTAGTGCTGGGTTTCTTGACCTTATTTATTAGAACTGACTGTGGTTCTAACATATGGGAGGGAAATGAATGAAGATAAAAGGGCATGTAAAAGGAAAGACCTATGACGAGTGGAAATTCCGCATGGGTGAGATAGATTCGTTCTTATATATCGTAAAAGAGAAAGCCCTACAAGGCAAAGAAATGTCACGAGACGTACTAGAGAAGGCTATTAAGCTGAAAGAGGAACGGAAACAATGTGAACGTGTTTTACGATGTTGGACATCTACACTTGAATTTATGTACGAATACTTTTCAGATGATGCGAACCCTGAAAATGAGAACAACTTAATTCCTGAGGGCATTAGCATTTTAGATGCACCAAAATTTCACCAAGAATTAACAGACTATCTTGACGACTACATGAGAGATCATGCGAAGAGAATAGCTTGGTCAGTTCCTCGTGGTCACGCTAAATCAACTTATCTATCAAATATGTATCCACTGTATAACATAGTTTATAACTTACGTAAATTCATAGTTATCTTATCAGAAACTCATGATGGTGCGAAACAGTTCACTGACTTTGTAAATAACCAGTTAAAGGATAATAAGAAGTTACGTGAGGACTTTGGCGAACTGATGGGTGAAAACAGTCGTGAGAATAAAAAGGATAATGCTGAGAAATTCGTCACAAAGAACAATATCATGGTTGCCTCAGGTTCTACACAGAAGCAATTACGTGGTATGCGATTTTTGAACGCTAGACCCGATATGATTATTCTGGACGATTTAGAGAGTGAGAAGAATACGAACACACCTGAGTTAAGGCAGAAGAACTTAACGTGGTATACAAAGACGGTTAACCCACTTGGACAGCCTCCACGGTATGACAAGGAAGGCAACTGTATAGGCGGTACAGCATTTATATACATGGGAACATTAGTTAACCCTAATGGATTGTTACCATATGTAATGAATCGTGCTGACTTCAAATCTAAACGTTACTCAGCAATTGTTAACGCACCTGAACGTGTAGACCTATGGGAAGAATACGAACGTATTTATCGTGATTTAGATAATGAAGATCGTAAGGACGAAGCGGAACAATTCTATTTCACTAATCAATCGGAAATGGATAAAGGAACAGAAGTATTGTGGCACGATAGAATGCCGTATTACAAACTTATCCAAGAAAAGGTAAACGTTGGAACAAGGGCTTTCAACTCAGAGTATCTTAATATACCTTACTCAGACGAGGACGCTATTTTCAAACAAGATAGTTTCACTTGGTATGACGATAAGGACTTATACGATGAACAAGGTCGGATGATTCCGCTTGACTTGTACGGCTTTTGGGATATTGCCATTACAGGTAAAGGAGATTACAACGCTATCGTTACACTAGGGCGTGATAGACGGACAGGCATATTCTATGTCATTGATGCATGGGCAGGTAAGGTAAATATGCATGAGGCACTGAGAATCTGTGAACAGAAAATACTAGAATATGAACATCATACTTTTGGAGTCGAGACTATACAAGCACAATGGAGTATGTTCCAACAGTTACGTGTAAATCTGTCAAAGAAGAACTATTTCAAGACACGATTAAAACAGTATAATCCTCGTACTAAGAAAGAGATTCGTATTGAAGCATTAGAACCACTAGTAGAAGCTGGACAGATTAGATTCAAAAGACAACATAGATTACTAATTGAAATGCTAGAACTATTTCCACAGCATGAACACGATGACTTACCTGATGCTATTGCATCTTGTGTAGAGGTCGCTGGTAATCACAGAAAACGTATGTTTACAAATAAACCTAAGGGCTGGTGATTATTCACCGCCCTTTTTTAATTTAAGGAGGAAAAGGAATGGAC